CGGATGAGCCAGACGATAGCGCCGATAAACCCGAGAGCGATGGGCCAGAATGTCTTGATCAGTTCCATGTCGCCCTCACTTGGTAAAAGCATCGTTTAGAAGGATGATCTCCAACCGCTGCACTTGCAGTTGGAGTTCGTTGGTCGTCTTGATGTTCCAGCCAATCAAACCCATGATCGCTGCGAACAGGACTGAGATGACGGCCTTCTGATCCATGCAGGCTACTCCGGCTTAGAGTGCGCCAATAATAAAAGCGAGAAGCTCAGGATACCGCACACCAAGTCTGGTGCGTTCAGTGGCACCCTCTGGCGCTTCTTCCGCTGTTTCGTATGTCTGCCCTTCGTGTTCCCACCAAGTGCTGCTGATGAACATAGCATAGCGGCCAGCGTCCAAGCCCTCCGCAGCAAAGGCGGCTTGCAGGTCTTGGGCAATGATACCGACATGGATACGAGCAGCATCGCCCTTCTCGGCCACCGCGTCCTTCCAGCGATACTTGCGGATCAAGCCCTTGGCGGCAACTGCGACCCGCTTCTCGGCTTCGTCTAGCTCGGCAATGTCCTGCTTCTCGCTGGCGTCAGACGTTTGGATTGTGCCGTTGGTGGCGTAAACGTCATCGTAACGGTTCGCAGGCTGTCCAAGATCAAAAACATTGTCCGTAACGGGCTGCAAATAAGTTGCTCCCACCCGCAATACGGCAGCAGAATTGATGCCAAAAAATAGCGCCTGACTTCCAGTTGTTCCGACCAGCATGGAGTTAACAAGGGTGCCTGTATATGTCGTGCCATAGCCACTATCGTCCGCAGAGTTTATATAGGAAACAACACCGTTGATGCCTGTGCCATCTAAGGCAAGCTGCAACGCAGAACCCCCCGGCTCTCCCGCTGAGTTAGACAAGTCGCCGTTGATTTTTACAACAGCATATCCCTCGCTCTGCACCCTCAATACACGGGTGTCGGTCGTAGAGTTATTGCCATTGATCCATACATCGCCAGACGAGTCGATGCGCATGGCTACAGCGCCTTCTGTCTGGAGGTCTATGTTGGCTCCAGACCCAGCAACCGTGCCTATATTGAGGTCAGGGCCACCCTCAGAATACCAGTCTATGAAGGCTTTTAAAATGCCATCCTGATAGAACTGGACTGCGGCCTCACCAGTCTCGGTCGTGTCGAGATTGATGAACGCATCGTCATCATTGCCCGCGCCGGAAGATTGCGCCTTGACGGTCAAGACCGTATCACCGACCTGAGTGACATGGAGTGTCGTTGACGGGGATGCCGTCCCAACACCAACCCGATTGTTCGTGCTGTCCACATAGAGGGTGTTGGTGTCTACGGTCAGGCCAGCAAACGATGGGCTGTCGGTCGTTGCAACGCCTTGGTTCAGCGCCTTCACGGATGCCTCAGAGGTCAATTCGCTGTCCATCAGCGCTCCAGCGGCGGTGACGTTGGCCGTATCGGTTATGTCAGCGCCAGCCTCAATGCCATCCAGCTTCGTGCCATCAGCGGCCACATCACGGCCATCCACAGTGCCTGTGACAGTGATGCTGCCAAACGAGGGGCTGTCGTTGGGCTGCACTGCGCTGTCGGCTAGAGCGCCCTGCGCCGCCGTGGCGTAGTCAGTGCTGGCTGTGGTGGCGGCTGTGCCGAGGCCGAGCGTCGTGCGGGCCGTGGCGGCGTCCGCATCGTCGATGAGCGTAGCGCCAAAAGCCGAGACACTGCTCGTCTCGACCTTATCGGTGTTCAGGTTGTTGAAGTTGGCGTCAACCTCGTTGTGGGTAAGCGGCGAGCCTTTGCCAGCCCGTGTTACAATGGTCGCCATCTACGCACCTCAGTCCAGAGTGATGTCCACGTCGCCAGCGGGGAAGCGCAGCACGTCGTCGGTCGTGATCGTCTTGGCTGCCGCGAGGGCCGCGTAGGCGATCTGATTTCCGCCCGTAGAGGCGTCGAAAACAGCGACGTGAGAGATCGTCCCCCACGATCCGGCGGCCACGTCAAACTCGACGGCGGCGCTGTTGGTCGCCAAGTTGCCGCTGACGGTAAACGCCACGGACTTGCGGGCGTAGCCGCTGCCGCTGATCTCGGTCGCGCCGGAGCCGTCCTCGTCGGGGTTGGCCGTGAAGAGGCCAAGATACCAAGCGGTCGGGCGGGTGACGGCGTCAGCCGTGAATGTCCACGTTAGAACATTTGTTTCATAGGTGTTGGAGAAGCTCATTGGCCATCCTCTTGCAGTATGGCCGCAAGGTCGGCGGCCTCGTTTTCAGTGCTGAACTCACTTACGGGGAAGTATATCATCCGCTTCTCCCCGATGCTACATGGCCGCAGCACCCTGACCAAGCCGACATCCAGCGCGGCGAACACGAACAGGTCAGCCCTCGAGCCGCCGATCATAAAGCCATACGTCCCGCTATGCTTCGGGGCTGACGCCGTCTTCACCTCAACGCGCAGCATCTTGCCGCTGGGCAGTATGGCGATCAGGTCGAAGGCGGCGTCGTGGTGGTGGACCTCAACGCCAGCCATTTGCAGCTTGTAGGCCGCGAAAAACTCACCGGCCCTCCCCACTTGGGTTGACCGGCGATCCCTCACGCCATCGCTCGCGGTCTCATTCGGATCGACGACGACCCGATGCTGGCGCGGTCGCTCTGGACGCTGAGAGCGTCAAGCGCCTGCCGGTATAGGCTGCCCCACACCGAGATCCGCTCGTCATCCTTCAGATACGGCGCAGCCTGCATGAGAGCGCCGTAGAGATACAGGTCGGGGGCGTCGTCAAGCAGCCAGTTGCTGGCCACGCTCGCAGACAGCGCGGGGATTTTGGCGTAATAGGTCAACTCGCCCTCGTATGTCCCGTCCGGCGCTGGCACGACCTGAAACTCCTCGCCAACCATCGTGAAGAACAGCGGGCGGCGGTTCGACGAGTGCCACGCAAGCTCCTCGGCGGCCTGATCCGGCGTCACATACTCCAGCGTCGTGATCGGCGACGTGTTAAGCTGGAAGCGGATGTTTTGCAGCCAGTCGGCGGGGATCGCCGAGTAGCCGCCGTCGATCTCGGCGGTCGCCCGCTTCATCATGCGGTAGTCGCGGATCTCGCGCTGGAACTGGCTCTCGGC